ATAACGGTTGGCGGTGGATCAATTACGATTGCGGTGTCCGGTCTTGGGACAATGGCATTTCAAAATGTTGGAGTATCTGGTACGTTCATAACGGCAGACAGTCCGTCTAAGACGGTTACTGTTACTAACGGCATCATAACAAGCATCGTTTAGGGATAAGACAATGGCAGTAACTGTAAAAGCACTGATTCCAGCCAAGCAAGCTGAGAATGCTCAGACAACGCAATACACTGCGACGAACTGCCGTGCCATTATCGACAAGTTTACGGCTACCAACACTTCTGCTGGCAATGAGACAATCAGCGTAAATATCGTGATAAGCGGCGGCACTGCTGCTGCCAGCAATCTAATCGTTGATACGCGGTCTATTGCGCCAGATGAAACGTACACATTTCCAGAGTTGGTCGGTCAAGTCCTCGACTCTGGAAACTTCATTTCAACAATCGCCAGCGCAGCAACTTCGCTTACAATCCGCGCTTCAGGTCGGGAGATAGTATAATGAAAAAGCCCATGATGATTATTGAAGGCTTCGCTGGTCTGCGTGAAAGCGAACCGTTCATCACCACTGCTGAGAACAAGAAGAACACTAAGGTCGTGATCGACGATTGGATGCTTGGCCCTGAGAACCCTAGCAACGAGCGTGGCGCTAATCCTGAATACTGGATTGCACTTGGCAAGGCTATGCAAGTGGATGAGGCTGAAGCCCGTCGTCGTCGCTGTTCTAACTGCGAGTATTACGACAACAGCACAATGACACAGGCCAAAATGGAAAAGATTCCATTTAACGAGTGGGATGTTGACGCTGGATTCCGTGGTTACTGCCATAAGTTCGACTTCATTTGCCATGATCTTCGGTCGTGCCAAGCCCAAGAAGAACGAGAGTTTGAATTTGACGATTGATTGTGATATGGTTTTGCCACAGAGCGTTATAGAGCATCCTGTGGCTTACCATTTTGAGAGATTGAAATGACGGACAGTAACGCAGATTCCAATACAGAATTAGCTTATCAAGGTAGGGTCGCTTTGCCTATAATCCGTCATGCAACTATTGATGATGCCGAGCAGATTGCGTATCTGGGTTGCTTGTTTCACGAAGAAGCATTCTGGGATGACATTCTAGAGTATGACATAGACGATTGCATATTGTCTTTAGAGGGCTTTATCGGACAGCCTAACTTCATTTGCATGGTTGCTGAAGTCAATGGCAGGTTCGTTTCATTTGGTTCACTTGTTCTTAGCCCAGTATACTTTAATCACTCGCACATCTCTTGTGAAGAATTGTTCTGGTGGGCCGATCCTGAATCCAACTATCCTGGCATTGGCATGAAGTTGAAGAAGCGGATGGAAGAAGAAGCTAAAGATCGCGGCGCTCTTTCGATCCAGATGAAGTCGATAGATGCTTTAAATGGCGATAGAATGTCAAAACTCTATATTCGCAATGGATATAGACCAAGCGAACACTCATTTATTAAGAGGCTAGTTTAATATGGCTATTGGAACAGCGGCAGCAATCGCCCTTGGCGTTGGCGCATTGGGTAGCGCGGCTATCGGTGCAAGTGCGGCAAGTAAGGCTGGTAAGGCTCAGGTAGCTGCTGCTGATAAAGGAGTGGAGGAGCAACGGGCTGCACGGGAAGAAATGCGCCGCTTGCTTGAGCCATATGTTGCTGCTGGTGGCCCTGCCCTAGAAGCTCAGATGGGTGCGCTAGGACTTCGTGGCGCAGAAGCTCAACAGGCATATGTAGCGCAACAAGAGCAAAGCCCAATCTTTCAGGCGCTCGCACGGCAACAAGAAGAAGCTATCTTACAGAACGCTTCTGCAACTGGTGGGCTTCGTGGTGGAAACGTTCAAGGCGCACTAGCTCAGTTTCGCCCTGCATTGCTTAATCAATTCCTTGAGCAGCAATATGGTAAATTAGGCGGTATGACAGCACTTGGTCAGCAATCGGCTGCTGGCGTTGGTGCTGCTGGTCAGCAATCGGCTGGCGCTATTGCTGATCTATTTGGTCAAGCTGGCGCTGCAAGGGCTGGTTCTGCATTAGGGGTTGGCAAAGCCATTAGTGGCCCATTCAATCTATTGTCAACTCTAGGCGGTATGTCTGCCTCTAAATCAATGGGCTTCTAAAAATGGTTCAACCTTACGATTATTCACTTGGCACGCCATCAACCACAGAATCATTCTTGGCTGGTGTGCAGTCATATCAGAATCAGCAAAAAGCACAGGCAGCTAGGGCTGCTGCTGAAGCATCGGCACGGGCGGATCAGGAAAAGATTGATCGGGCTAAAAACTTCAGCCTTGAAGCACAGGCAATTGTTAAAGACCCATCTCCTTCTAATTTGTCCGCTCTATACGCAAAATATCCAGAGTATGGTGCAGACCTTGATAGGTTTTCAAAAAGCCTAGGTGAAGCCGACAAGCGCACATACGGAACAATCTTGCAACGGGCGATTATCGCAAAAGATAATGGACAAAACGATCAGCAAGTTTCAACAATTTATGCACAAGGGGCAGAAGCAGCAAGGGCGTCAAACCGTCCAGACATTGCAGAGAAATTCGACGCTGCCGCTAAGATGGCGCTTAGCCCAAATATGGATGATAACTTTGCAGCCCGTTCACTGCTGAATCAATTCGATCCTGATGGTTATAAAATAGCCTATGAACAGAAAAGCTACGAAAGCATTCCTGGCATTGGGATTGTTCTTAAGTCTGATATTCAAAAAGCTGTTGATGCGGCGCAAGCTGCTGGTTCACCAACGGCGGATGTACAGGCAGTAATTCCTCAGGATGCAGTTGCTGATCTAAAGGCTGGCAAGGTTAGTCCCGCAGCATTTGATAGCGTGTTTGGCAAGGGCGCTGCAAACAAAACTCTGCAAGTGGGAGGTCAGACGGGTTCAACACCGTCTGGTAACTTTCAAGGACAGTGACATTAATCCAACAAAGGATTTAGGTGCTCTTGGATTTGTTCCCACAAGTGGCTTTAGAACTGAGAAGCATCAACGGGATTTAGTGAGGCAAGGGATGACAACAACTGCTCGTGGTTCGCATCCCAAAGGTGACGCATTAGATTTTATGCCACCTAAGGGCATGAAGGTTTCTGAAGCGATTGCTTTGGTAAAACAGAAGTACCCTGGCACTCGCGTTGCTGCTAGTAATAAAGGTGCGTTGCATATAACCTTCCCTGGCTGGGGCAAGGCTCCTGACGTAAGTCGTTCTCGTGAAAGATATGGTGATTAATTATGGCTGAGCCTGATGACAAAGCTTTCCTGAAAAAGTATGGCGGTTACCAGCCAGAGACAAGAAATGTGCCTGTCTCGACTATTCGTCCTATCATCGGCGGTGAATCACCGGAGGCTGCTACTGCCCGTCGTGCTGAGGAACAACGCAAGGTTGCCGGTGAGACACGAGAAGAAGAACGCCTGCGATTAGCTCAGGAAGCTGCCGACCTTGCTGCTCGCCAAGAAGGAAAAGGCATTGAATCTGAAAAGCGTAAAGGCTTTCTTGATCTGGTAACAAAATACGAAGGTGATGCAAACGTAGTAAAATATCAGAAGGTTTTACCAATATATAACACTATGCTGACCGTTGCTAGTCGGCCAAACCCAAGCAAGGCCGATGATAACCTTCTTGTAACATACTTTAGTAAAATTAAAGACCCCAGCACTGGTGTGCTTGGTGGAGAGTTTGAAACAGCAAAAGATGCACAAACGGCATATGATAAAGCTTTAGTTGAACTTCAGGGTCTATATGATCCTAAAATTGGCTTTGTATCTCCCGCTGCTCGTCGGCAGTTTATTCGTGCGACTAATGATTTGGTTGCATCAGACCGCCAAGCATATAACTTTGCCCGCAATCGCTATCGGCAGATTGCCACAGACCCTACTTTTGGTCAGAATCCAGATGCTGTTATTGGTGATGACTTTGCCAATACATATTTTGATCAAATAAAATCAAAATACCTAACTGTTATGGGTGAGCCTACTGCTGAAACCGCTGGCGGCGTTCCTGTGCTTAAAGTTGCAGAAGGCGATAAGTTCTCCACTGATAAAGACATTGCTATTGCCAGCGAACTTCAGGGGATGTGGGCTGCTGGCAGAACACTTGATGAAGTTAATGCCAAGGCTATAGAATTGACTGGTGGCAATCCTCTCAGCGCAGAAACCATAAAGGCTCTCAGCGAAGATCCTAATCGTCAAATTCGTTTTACCCCCAATCGTTCAGGCATACGTGAAGGCTCCGCTTCACAAATTGGCCCAGGTGAGGCTGCTGCGGCTGCTGCAATTCGTGGATACACTAGCAATCTTGGAGAAGAAATTCTTTCGACATTTTCACCAGAAGCGGCTGCAAAGCTTCAGGCTGCTGGTGAGGCTGGGATGAAGGAATATCCTATAGTATCTGCGCTTACTGAAATACCAAGCAGCATTGTATCTCCCGTTAATAAACTTACAAAGTTTATTCCTGGTGGCCCAGTAGTACGAGATATTTTTGAAGGTGTCACTTATGGTGCCGGTGAAGGGCGACCTGACGCTAGTGCTTTAGAGCGTGCAAAAACTGCTGCTGCTGGCGGCATATTGCAATCAGGATTTGGTGCTGCCGCTCGACGCTTTATGCCAGGTGGCGCAACACCAGATGGGATGGCCCCAGATGGTGCTGGCATTCCTGAAGGCGAGTTTGTTAATGTCACAGGCGAAGTTCCTGCTGGAATGGCTCCTGAAATTCCTATGGGTGCAGCGCCAGCGCCATCAACCGTACCTACTGGTGCGCCTGCTGGTATGGCTGCACCTACTGCTGGAATGGCCCCGCCTAGCGCTGGTGAAGCGGCAGCAAATGTAGCTACTGAAATTGGTCGTGATGAAATAACTGCCATTGCTCGCAGGGCTGTTAGTCGTGGCCCTGGCGCGTCAAAGGCTCGCGCTGAACTTGCTGAACTAGCAAAGATTGATCCTGAGGCACAGGCTGCGGCTGATCGCCTTGGTATTGAATTGCCTGTTGATGTTCTTGGCCAAAACGCACAGCTGCAAAGGCTCACAGGTTTAGAACGCGCCCAGATAGGTTCGGACGTAGAAACTGCGTGGCGCAAGACTTATGATGCGGCTGCTGAACGCGCCTATACGGTAATGGATGAACTTGAAGCTGTGAAAGACATTTCGGGGCTTTCCAAAAACGTATTTGATAAACTTGAGACAGCAAACAAAGGTCTTGAGGTTCAAGCTGATGATCTGCGGAAGCAAGTCAATGAAGCTATCGATGTAAGCGGCAGAGTCGATGCAACTGCAATCAGAACATATCTGCAAGATCAAATACAAAAATTAGGCGGTGGTAAAGAAGGCTTGGCCGGACTTTCCTCAGAGGAGAAGAAGCTCTGGGCGATGGTGTCTAAGGGCAATCCAACATATGAAGCACTAGATAGTAAACGCGCCGAAATTGGTCGGGCGATGACTAAAAATGCTGGGCCTTGGGTGGATTCAAGTGAGCGACGCATAAAAGAGATTTATGCCAAGCTTGCTGACGATCAGATGGGCTTTATCGAGTCCAGTGCTGGCAAAGAGGTTGCCGATAAGCAACGCGCTGCAAATACGCTGTTCAAGCAAATGTATGATGGCCGGACGCAAATGCAGGAGATTTTTGGACGCAATCTGTCCAAAGACCTTGGGCCTCTTATCACAACAGCCATCACGCAAGGTGGTAAGGGCGGCGTAGAAGCTATCAATAAATTGCTTACAAATATTCCTGAGAATATGCGTGGTACAGTTTTGACTTCAGGATTGTTCAGTACAGCAACAGGCGCAAACGGCAGATTCAGCTTCACAAACTTTGCAAACACTTACAGCAAACTGCGTGAACAAGGACAGGTTTTCAATCAGTTCGCCAAGGCGATTGGCCCTGAAGGTGTGAATCTGTTGAATGACTTCAATGCTATTTCTCGACGCATAGCTGACGCCGAAGCCAATATAAGCAAAACAGGCGCATCTACGCAGTTAAATGCACTTAATGCTGAAAACCTTTTGCTGAAGATTGTTAAGGGGCTTGGTAGTGCTGGTGCTGCGGCTGGTGCGGCAAACGTTATGGGCGCAGATTTGCTTATGACTGCTGGGACTGTGATTGCTGCCGCTGGTGGCCCTGCCTTGGCTCAAAAGTTTGTTGGCAAAAGTAATGCTGAAAAACTTCACGCACTTATGAAAAGTGACAACTTCCGTGAGCTTGCCATTAGTGCAGCAACAGGTGAAGGGGTTGATCGCAATATCAATCGTGTTGCTGGCAGCAAAGAGTTCCGCGATTACGCTAAATTAGTTGGGATAGACATGAAGGACGCCCGTGATTGGTTGAACTCTGCTATATCCAAGGGTGCGACAATTGCTGGCACTGAGGCTGTTGGCTCTAAGCCAGAAGAAGCACCAACTGTAGCAATGCCACAATGACCTTTCCACATAACATAATTTCAGTTATAAACTCAAATACGCAAGGGGTTAAGTTCTAATGGCCGCTCTCTCTATTCAAGTTCCATATCCCGTCTTTTATGACCGTGATGGACAGCCGCTTGACAATGGCAACATCTATATTGGTGTTGCTAACCTCGATCCTATAACTAACCCGCTTCAGGTATATTATGATGATGCGCTGACCATTACAGCAAGCCAGCCGCTTATCACGAGTAACGGCTACGTCTATCGTAATGGCACTCCAGCACAGCTTTATGTGAACGCCAATGACTTCTCAATCACTGTAAATGACAGCAAGAACTTGTTTGTTTATAGTTTCCCAGAAGGAACTGGGATTGGCGTTGGCGCTGCTACCGTTGACTATGATCCGCCATTTACAGGTGCTGTAACTAGCAACTATACGGTATCCGATAAGCTATCGCAAACTGTCAGCATCAAGGACTTTGGTGCATCTCCATCAGCAAGCGCAACCGCTAACACTACCGCTATCACTGCTGCACTAGTCTACGCTGGCACAAAGAAGTGCGCGGTGTATGTGCCAGGAGAGGCAACTGCATATCAAGTCAATAACGAATTTACCGTGCCTGATGGCGTCACTGTGTTTGGTGACGGCTGGGGTTCATTCATTCAGCAAACGGCACTTAACAAAGACGTATTTATTGCTGGAGACAGCAACACATTCCGTTCGCTTCGCCTGAAGATTGCTGATGGCGACAACGCTGATTTTGTAAACTGCATTTATGCTGAGAGCGTTAACAACCTGACCGTTCTAGATTGCTTTTTAGAATTAGGCGATCTTGGATGTGTCGGTGTTCACATTCGCGGCGTACAAAATAGTAT